ATACCTTCTTGGCTTCTTCAATAGCAACGTCATCCATGGCTTTGAAGGCTTTGACTACTTCTCGGATTTCTTTCCGATTGTAGGCTTCAACCTCTGCCTGGTTCATTACGCTCCTTCAATATCTCGATCGCGGTAAGTATGTCCTCGGCAGTTTCCCATTCCCTCATCGGGATATGAGTCGCTATCGCTAACTCGACAAGAAGTCTATTTATGCTTCCGCGCTTATGGCTTTTGGGTCATCATCGCCAACTTCAAGATTCGTAATGCCTTCCATCCAAATCTCTAATGACTTAGTTGGTTTCCCGGCAGCTTCTCGCTTATAGGCTGAATGAGCAACGAATAAAATATCCCACATTCCAGAAAACTCTTGAATGGATTTCTTAGTTGCCATTTCCCACTTTGCGAAGTCTGGTGGATAGGCCACATAAGTAGCACTATCCCCAGTTACGAACTCGACTGTTATTGACTTTTTCATTTTGCTCCCTAGTTAGTTATTAGCTGAAGTTCTCGGTTGGTGTTCCAACAACAAGCATTGACCATGAATCAGTTTGCGCTCCTGGAGCTGCGCCACCGACTGCTGGGAATACTGGGAATGCAGTTCCTGTAAATACTGCGCCAGTTGTAGCAGTGATTGAATAAGCAAGAGCAGTGTTTGGCGCTGATTCAGCAGCAGTCCACATCGCTTCGCATAGTGAACCAGATGCACCCCAGTCAGAAAGAAGCTCGACTGCAAGTGTCCACTGATCGTCAGTGTGCTTGTAAGCCTTGCCATCTAGTGTTTGGTAGGTGTCAATTGTTGGTGAGTTTGTCAATTGAACGCTAGTTGTCTGTGCATCATACGCTGTTGTAGCGATGGTGAAGGTAATGTCGCGCCCTGTGATAACTGTAGTTGCCATTGGGTTTTCTCCTTAGTTGGTTTGCGTGTAGTAGGTTGCCACGCTTATATCTGCGACAAGCAAATTGCTAGCGCCTACTTGAGTTACTGTTGGTCGTTGAACTGCTCCTACTTCATATCCCGCTGGGATTGCAGAAACAACACTTATGATGAGCTGCTCGATATTGTCGAGAGATGCTGGGTTGGAGTTATACGCAACGCAGACTGTGATGGTGTAATTCAATTTGCAGTGGAAAGTTGATTTTCCAATTGTATCGAATTCGATATAAGGAGAATCAGGAACTACCACGATTGCAGGTGGGATAACGGCTTCAGGAACGAAGGCGTAAACGTTTCCAGCAACTCCCGCAAGAGCAGTTGCCAACGGTTGCCTAACGGACGAAAGGATCGTTGATGCGGTCATTGAACAATTGACTCCACATCGATATATGCTCCAAGTAGTCCTACGCAGCGGTTAAATAGTGAGCGCCCCATCCGATACGGAGTTGGTGTGAAATCCACACCTTCGATTTGGCCACCAGGAGCGACTCTGGATTGAAAGACTTCAACTGAAACAACCAAGACTGCTGATTCGACTGCTGAAACTCCAACATAAGTTGAAGCGCCTGAAAGTGTGGCTAATCCTGAAGGAATAACATTTTTGCGCAAAATATCTGCGTTAGTTAATGAAACTGAAAATTCATAATCTGAAGGAACGGCAGTTATTGTGAAAGTGCCGTTGAATGGTGTTCCGCAGCCAGTAATAACAACTGATTGGGTTAAAGAAAATTCGTGAGCGCCCAGTGTGTGATAAGTAGCAACGTTTGATTCAAGTTCTACTGCATCGATTGGTTGCGCGTATTTTGTGAGCATAGGAAGAATCACTTGCTCGGCTGTGTCGATAATATCTGTTAAATAAGCGTCAGAATAGAGAGCGGTAGATACGCCAAGAATAGAACGCAGTTCTGCAACTGTTACGATCGATGCCATATCTACCTCTCTAGACTGCTGGGGGAGTCGGGAGCAACCCCCCCATGATTAGTTTGTTATTACGCTACGTTTAGCTTGCGGAACGCTGTTGGGTAGCGATTAACTACTGCAACGTATCCGTAAAGGCCAATATCAAGCTGACCATTTGCAACTACCGCAGTGCGAAGTTGAATTTGGCTGCTTTCGTGGAAGCGCATAGCGTTTGATGGGTAAACGAGTGCATGCTTAGCGTTTGCATCGTCGCCTGTGTAGTTAGGATCAACAACAAGGTTAAGGCCAGCAACTGTGCCAGAAGTCGAACCTTGTGCGATAAGTCCGTTCGCATTTTGAGGTGCAGCAGCCGCGAATAGTGGGCGACCTGTTGAATCAACTGCTCCAAGCAAACCTGAGAAGTCAATACCATCTTCTCCACCTGTGTTAGCAACAAGTAGGCGGTTTGGTGTCATGCGCATTACGCCGAATGCGTCAGCAATACCAAGAGCAATTGCCTTGTAAATTGTTGATGAAGATGATTGTGTTGCACCTTGTGCAGCGATTTGTGCAGCGTATGCATCTGTCTTTTGTGCGTATGATGCAGCTAGTTCACGAATATATAGATCAAGGAATGATGGGTCTGAACGATCTACTAATTCAACATCGAGACGGCCTGCGCCTGCAAACTTGACCACTGTATCTTCTTGGAAGGTTACGGCTGTATCTGTTGATGAGAATTCAGCACCTTCTGCAGTTAGCGCAACACTCGCCTGGGCACCAAGCTTCGGCGTGAAAATTTTCATCCCAGATGCAGGTAGGGCAGCTCTCTCGATACTATCGATGAACGGTCTTGATGAATCGATGATACCGATAACATCGCGTAGGTAGTTAGGTGGAACCATACCTGTGTTTTCTGCAACTGTTGCAACTTGTAGTGCTGCGATTAGATCGCGAGCATCTGAATCGCCGCGTGATGCAGCTAGTTGAGCCTTTGCAACTTGTCCAGCAGTAACATTAAGATTTACGCGTGGAGATGAATACATAACTGGCGCAGATGCGTTTGCAGTTACTTCTGACTTTGCAGCTTCTACCGCTTCGGTAGTTACTGACTCTGAAACGGTTTCGGACACTAGGTCTTCTCCTTCTGGTTTAATATCTGAATCATTTGATTCAGAAACTTCGGTTTCACTTGCTGCTACTTCGCTCACGCGAGCAGAATCAATTGCTGGGTCTGTAACCAAGCTTGTTTCTATCATTTGAGATGAAGAGATGACCATCGCGCCATCTACATTTTCCCATTCGTTTAATTTAATTCCAACTGAAAAACCATCGCGCAAACCTTCTGCAGCTTCTAGGAGAGAATCATCTCCTGCGATAGTTCCAGCAATTTTGAAAGATGCTTCGATACCAGTATCGGTTACTTCATACTTTGTAAGTTTTCCGATTGGTCGTGTGCGATCATGCTCAAGTAGCAATTTAACATTCTTAGGGATTGTTATTGAATCTTTTGCAAATACTGTTTTACCGGCAGAAGTAAAACCTTCTTCGCCCCAGGTTACGATGCGACCTGTAAGGGTTCTGGTTTGTGTATCCGCTGCGGTTAGCGTAATTGGTAGATTTACTTTCATTTAAGTAGATCCTCTTCCTCTCGGATTTCTTCAACGCTCATCGCGCCGATTCTGTTTAGGATTTCGTAAACTTGCGCACGTTCTAGAGGATTTCCACGAAGGAATTCATCTAATGAGAAGCGCACATAATTGCCAGCAGGAACGAAATCTGGTTGGCTTAAGCGTTGTTCAATTGCGAGAAGTAAATTGCGACCGCCGAAATCAATTAAGGAACGACGCTCATTGATTGCGTTTGAATAGGTCATGCTTGTTGATTCAGCGGAAGCAAAGAAGGCTGGGATATTGAGAGCGCGGCATAATTCCAGCGCAACATATTGGCGAGCTTCATTTAGCTGCAATTTGTTTGGATCAATACCCATGGCTTGAAGTTCTACGTCAGCATTAAGGAATGCAGTGCTTCGGTTAGTTCTAGCAACGCGCCATGATTCAAGAAGTTTAGAAATTCTTTCAGAAGTTAAATTTGTTCCATTAGATTTTAGAACCATCATTGGAACTGGTTCTTTCGCAAATTGTTCTGCTGCGTTTTCGAGTGCGATAGCCGCCCGAATAGTGCGGCCAGCGCGATTTAGGAAACCTTCATCTAGTCCGTTAAATACAACTAGAGAACCAACGCCGAATGGTGGAACTTTTTTGTTATCAACTTGGTATCCAACAATTTCAGTTCCTAGTGCGTTTAATTCTGGAAGAACGCGATCAGGTGAGATACGTGTCCACTCTTGAATGCGACCATCTGCATACATTGAAAGAACTTGGCCATAAGCAACACCAAGGAATAGCAAATCTTCCGCAACGTATGAATAAATTGCAGAACCAGGAACGCGTGGATCAGGTTGATTGATTACGCGATTAGGTTCAACGTGTGAACCATCTGTTTTAAGATATTGCTCTAGTGGAAGAGTTGCAAGAGAACATAAAATATTTCTACCGCGAGCAATTGTTGGAACTGCCATCGCAGAAGCTCTTGAAGCGGTTGATACTGGATAGAGCCAATTATTAACTAGGCCGTTGTTAGGCGCAGGATAGGCAGCCGCGTCAATAGTCATTTCGACTGGCGCAGTGGTTGGAAGAAAGAAGTCTTTGATTCCCATATAGTGAACAAGTATATCACTATTTGAGATTAGCCTACGAAAATATCAACTTCCGTTTCTGGTCGTGTTGCGAAGTGCGAAACCATGGCCATAGCAACGGCAGCGCAGATTGTGGAGTTGGAAACCTTGCGCCCTAAATACCAGCCGCCATCTTTGAATGGAAGTTTGACCGCGGAAAGAACTTGCTTTGTAAATTCCTCTTGCCGTTTATGAATGAGCCTGCCGCTGGTAATTCCAGACTGCATTTCGTCGCAACTTTGTCCGTAGAGTGCCCCGTCAATAGGAGTCGTTGAAATTCCTGCAGGACTTAACCGAGCAGCAACCGCGCCAGCAGTTTGCCTTGAATATGCCACTGTGGTCGTTGGATATTTACGAACCCAAACGGCTAGATCGTTGGCAAGAGCTTTGTCATCGATTGCAACTGCATTCTCCCAAGTCTGCAATAGAACTACGATGAACTTATCTCCTTTTTGTTGTCCTGCTATTAGCGCGGCAGCTCTTCGGTCTGGTGATAAGTCAATAGCCATCCAGGTTTCTTGATCCTGGTCTAGTTCTGCCGACTCATCACCACACGCATCCCACAAGGACGGATTGATTGCGGGATTTATTTGAGAAACCCATTGACATAGAACTTCGGTTCTTACAATTGATTCTTCGTCATTAAGAATCGCTCTTAAGTTGTCAGGATGAACTGTATATCCAAGAGAAGGGTTTGAATATCTAACCGCTTCCCAGAATTCTGGCGTATCTCCAATTTGAACTTCCATAGGAGCTGACCATTCAAACCAACCTATCGGATCGTCAGAACCAGCAGCTGCAGCAAGGCCTCGCTCACGCATTCTGTTTAGAACTATCGAATGCTGGTCGCCAGCGTTGGAATAGAGAATGGCCATTGGGTTCTTTGAAGCCATCTGGGTAAATCGAAGTGAGGCCCAAACTTCTGGGTCTTGATATTCACGAACTTCGTCCAGGTGAATTACATCTGGCGCTGCAATACCGCGAGAAGCCGAGTTATTAGCGCGAACCAAATACCGAGCGCCATCGATTAACTTGATTTCCTGTGATCCTTTAGTTTCATACTTCTTGGCAAACATCGCAGCCAGCGTTGGGTTGTTCTGAATGATTTCATCTATTTTCCAGAAGATTTCGCTAGAAGTAGTGAGCTTATGAGCCGTATGTACCTGTAATTTCTGATTTAAACCGAACATACGCCATAGAATCATAAGCTGCATGAACGTACTTTTGCCTG